AGCAATAGCAGAATTATATCCAAGTGGCGGGCCAGTCAAAACTGTTATAGTTGGCGATCCTAATGAGGAGATGGAAGAACAAGCAAAAAGAGTAAAAGATTATATGAATTATCAGATTACTCAAGAAATGCCAGAATATTTCCCAGATTTAGATCAGATGTTATTTCAGCTACCATTAGTTGGACACACATTTAAAAAAATATGGTGGGATGCAAACTTAGAAAGACAGTGTTCTCAATTCGTGAAAGCAGAAGACTTTGTAGTATCACCAGAAAGTAAAGATCTTTATACCTCTATCAGATATACTCATGTAATTAGAATGCCAAGAAATGACTTTAATAAGTATGTGCAGTCTGGTTTATATCTACCAAGCAAATACACCTCAGAAGACATAGATCCAAGTGGAGATATTGGAAGTGAGATAGAAGGCGTAGATCCTTATAATAGTGAATCTAAAGATGAGGTAATGACATTGTTAGAGATGCATTGCTATCAGAGCTTTGATGGAATTGATGACGTAGATCAAGAAGAAGATAATCAAGTTCACCTACCTTATGTAGTTACAATTGACTATGATTCAGAAAAGGTCGTAGCAGTTAGACGTAATTGGGAAGAGCAAGATGAGAAAAAGAAAAGAAGAGATTGGTTCGTAAGTTACAAGTTTTTACCAGGAACTGGGTTCTATGGTTTTGGTTTGTATCATATGATAGGTGGACTTGGTAGAGCGGCTACTGGGTCATTAAGAGCACTGTTAGATAGTGCGGCTTTTGCAAATATGCAAGGTGGGTTTAAACTAAAGGGTAGAGTTACTGGTGGAGAGATGCAGATTAATCCAGGTGAATTTGCTGACTTGGATGCTACTGTAGATGATGTAAACAAAGCGATAATGCCACTGCCTTTTAAAGAACCTTCTCAAACCTTGTTCAATCTTATGAACGCTATCACTGATATTGGTAGAAGATTTGCGAATACTGCAGACCTTAATGTTGGGGATGTTAATCCAAATGCTCCCGTTGGAAGTACTGTCGCACTGATTGAACAAGGTAGTAAATCATTTAGTGCCATTCACAAAAGATTACATTATGCACAAGGGCAAGAATTTAAACTTTTATCTAAATTAAATGCAGAATATCTACCAGAAGAATTTAAGTTTGCACAAAGTGGTGTAGATACAATTATCTATGCTAAAGACTTTAACGATAGAATAGATATTATTCCAGTCAGTGATCCAAACATATTTAGTACTGCACAAAGAATAGCACAAGCTCAAGCAGTATTACAGATGGCTAATTCAGCACCTCAACTACATGATCAGTATGAGGCGTACAAAAGAATGTATGAAGCGATTAGAATAAATAACATTGATGAAATACTAAAAGCACCAGAAGAGGCAGTAAGATTAGACCCAATAGATGAAAATATGTCTGTTATGTATGGTAAGCCTATAAGAGCATTCCCAGAACAAGACCATGACAGTCACATTGCAGTACATATGCAGTTTTTATCTGATCCTTCTCTAGCTGGAAATCCAGGGGCAAGAAGTATGCAACCAATATTAATTGCTCATATAGCTGAACATATAGCATTATTGTACAGGCAGCGGATGCAAAGTGGTATTAATATGGAGATGCCACCATTGCCAAATCTCAAAGATCCTAAATTCAAGTTTGAGGACATTGACCCAGCACTTGACATGGCAATAAGTCAAAGAGCCGCACAAGTAGTTGCTCAAGCTCCACAAATGGAAGCTATCAAGCCACTTATAGGCATGATGCAACAACAACAACAAAACAACCCATTACAATATGCACAAGAACTTGCTAAACTAGAGACACAAGCCTTAGAAGCTAGAACAAGAGTGCAGATAGAGGCTGATCAAGCTAAAGCAAAACAGAAACTTGCAATTAATGAAGCAGAAGCTAAACAAGATATGCAGATAGAACAAGCTAAATTACAACAAGATTTACAAGCTAAAGTACAGAAGCTAGAATTAGAATTACAACTAGAACGAGAAAAAAATGCAATTAAACTACAAAAGGAGCTAAGATAATGCCAATAGTCATAATGCCAAATGGTGAGATGGTAGATTCAGTTACTGGTAACCCAGTGAACACACCAACACCAATGCCAAATAATATGGGAGAAATGTTATCCAAAATACCAAGTCAAAGATCAATGTCTAATGAAGAAATGGATATGCGACAAAGAACTGGGGCAACGCTTACAGTAGAAGAAAAGATAATGGCACTTATGGATATGGGTCTTACTCAAGGTGAAGCCATAGACGCTATTGCAATGGAAGAAAGTGCTGGATCTGTAAACCCACAAATGTTTGCTGGAATGCCTTCTGCTAGAGCAACTGAAGGAGCAATGGGGAATATGGGTATGGGTGCACTAAGTGGACTGCCTAGACAAAATGAAGCACCTATGGCAATGCCAACACCTAGACCAGAAGACTTAATGATGATGCAACAAATGCAAGGTAAAGATAGAACATTTAATCCTAGAGATCCAATTAACTCTTATAATGCTCCTAATACATAAGAGGCAACTATGGCTGAAACACTTGGTGCATTAGGAAATCTAACTAGAGGCGAATTTGATAGATTGTCTTTAGGTGTACAAGGTCAAAATGATGGTACAGATTTGTTTGGCTTATATAATTTTACTCCAACTACTGCACTTACTACTGGACTTGGCTTGGTTAGTGGAATGGGAACGCCAATGGCAGTTGGGTCTTTGATAGGAAACTACCAAGCAGAAGAAGCCGCAAATAAATTATTAGGTAACCCAACAAACTTTATGAATAATGTAAAGCAACCATCAAATCCAAACTCTGCAGTGCAAACAGTAAGAGGCATGATTTCTGACACTAATAAAGATGGTGTAATAAGTAATTTTGAAATGAATAAGTTTGGACAAAGTATACCTGGTTTAGACTTAGCCTCTATGTATATTGGTGGCAACGAAAACAAAATGGTAAGTGGTGCTGGAGGCAAAACCATGCCATCTGGTGCAAAGGCAAATCCATATTCAAGTGGTAGATTAACTCAACAAATGAATGCTCCAAAAGATATAGGCACTAAAGCTAATGAATTTAGATCAGCTATGGGATCATATGCATTGCAAAATATGGCTGATCAAGGAACTGGCATGAAGTCAACCAAAGATTATGCTGGGGATGCAATCAAACAATCTAACGTTATAGAGAGCAAAAATTATGATCCTAATTTTGCTAAAGCAGTTACAAGAGAAAATCAAGGCGATGCACCCTCTGAATCAACATTTATATGCACTGCACTTTATGAAATGGGTGACATGAAAAAATATATATACAAATATGATCAAGTATATGGAAAGCGTGTTGACCCAAATGTATATCGTGGATATTGTGTATGGGGAGAATATGTGGCTACAAAAATGCGAGATAAAGGTATCGTATACAAAATAGCTAAACCACTAGCATTAGGATGGGCAAAACAAATGGCGTTTGATTTATCCAAAGGCAGATATGGCAAAAACAATAAGGTTGTTAAAGTTGTAAGTCGTATTGGAGAAGGCATATGTTATGCAATTGGAATTGTAGCCAACTTAAAATTAAAAAAAGGAGTTAAATATGGCTGATATCAACGTAGAGAATATGGAAGAGAACGCTGAACTATTTATGGAAAAGATGGGGTTTTCTCACGATTCGCCTGGACTGGAGTTAACACCAGATCAGTTAGTAAACTTTCTATTGTTATGTTACCAAGGTATGGTTCTTCCAGACGAAGAAGAAGAAACAGAAATGGAAGAAGAGCATATGGGTGATGGCATGAAAGTCAAAGTAATGAAAGTTGATAGTGGCGATATGAGAAGTGTCATGGATGAGATACTTGGACATTCATCACCAAAGATAGGAATGTAATCATGCCTGGAAAAGTATACTCAAAAAAACAACAGAAGATAGCCAACGTAGCAAAGCCAAGAAATAAGTTGACTGGTGCTGATTTTAAAAAATTAGCTATGCTTAAAAAGAAAAAGAAAAAGACTAAATCTAAGATGGCATAAATGGCTGATCCCATTGTACGAAATCTAGTAAAGCAATTCTTAACTAAGAACTTCAAACCATTATTTAGCAGTAATGAGCTTGGAGCATTAGGTAATCTTGGCAATACAAGTGATGATTTAATCAAACAGTTTGGTAGCTTACCTAGCTTTGAAATTACTGGCGATGATATTATGGGTGCATTTGGAAACAAAGTAAGAGCTATTGATATGTACAAAGATAAACCACCATCTTTCCAAAGTGGATATACAAAATTAGTTAAAGATCCACTTAAAGACTTTACTATGAGAGGTCAAGTTGGAGCAATACAAAAAGATCCAACACTAGCTACAGATGCATCAATGCTACAAGGAAAGACTATAGTTCCAATAGTTGGAGATAGAATTAGTAGAGATCTTATTATTACTGGCATAGGTGATAAGACGTTTGAGAATCCAGTTAGAACATATGGTGGTATTCAGTTCATGGATGATCCAGATCAAGGTTGGGCATCTATGTTGGAAACACTAAAAGAATTTAATAAAAAATTAGAAACTGTAGAAGAAATGGGTGGTAAGCCAGTTGGAATGACCACAACTATGAGTGAAAGAGGTGGAGACTTTTCTTTAGATACTGCAAATGTAATAATTGAATCTTTAAAAGTTAGTAATAATACTAAAAAAAATCTTAATGAAATGACAAAAATTATTAAGAATAAAACATATAGGAAGAAAGACAAGGTATCTCAACCATTTACTAAAGTTCCTAATCTTAATAATATGGAAGAATTTGCAAATTATTTTAGAAAACTACCTGGATCTGCTAGAGCAGATTTGGTTAAGGTTTTTGATCAAGCTCAATTACAAAATCTTGGAGCACCAAACATAGGTCAAATAAGAATAGCAACTACAAATCCTGGTTTATTAGCAGAAGATCAATTAGGTATGGGAACAAGGTTTACTGATGTAAAATCAGGCGTATTGCCAAGTAAGCACCCAACGTATGATTCGCAAATTATGAAAGCACCAGGAGCAGAAGTATTTACTTTTGGAACTGGCATACCAAAAACTATAATGCTTAGAGATCCAATGGCAAAAGTTAGAGCAGAAGGTAAGGGGTTAGGAGCTTTTGCATCTATGCCTGCAGATTTAAGAAAAGTTACAATGAACACTCCAGTTCAGCCAGTTGATCAACAATTAGTTGACGAAGCATCTAAGTATCTAGAAATAAAAAGAAATCTAGGCGATAGAGAAGCCTATGAGTATGCACAAAGATTAATCCCAGCTACATAGGAGTTGATATGGCAGTTAAGAAAAAGAAAAGCACAAAGAAAAAAGGTTCTATACCTACAAATAAAGCGTTATATGCAAGAGTAAAAGCAGAAGCAAAACGTAAATTTGATGTTTATCCCTCCGCATATGCAAATGCCTGGCTTGTTCGGACATACAAAAAACGAGGTGGAGGCTATAGGTCAGCATAATGGCAAAGACTAGTGGTGGACTTACAAAGTGGTTTAAACAAGATTGGGTAGATATTGGCTCTAAGAAGAAAGGTGGTGGCTTTGCCAAGTGTGGTAGGACAAAACAAAAGAAAGATGCCAAGAGAAAATATCCCAAGTGTGTTCCTAGAGCAAAAGCAAACTCAATGTCAAAAAGTCAGATTAAGTCTGCAGTAACAAGAAAAAGAGCAAGTCCTATGAGTAAAGTAAAAACAATAGTAAAAAGGAAAAATAAAAATGGCAAAAAAAGCAGTTGAAGCACCTAAAGGCTTTCATTGGATGAAGTCTGGCAGCGGATTCAAGTTAATGAAAGACCCATCTGGTGGTTATAAGCCACATAAAGGTGCAAGTAAAAAGGCAACATTTGACGTACAAGCAGTTCATAAAGGCAAGTAAATGGAAAGCAAGATAGATAATTTTATAGGCATTTTTGATAATGTAATTACACATGAAGAATGTGATAATTTAATATCTCTTTATGAAGAATCTGAAAGATTAAATTATACTATTGCAAGAAGAGATACTGGCTACAGTCAGCAACAAGTAGATAATAAATTAGTTGTAGTTAATAAACCTAATTTGGAAAAGTCAGTATTGTTTAATCAGCAACAAATTCATGTACAAAAATTTGTTGAAGCAACATTCAAATGTTATTTTGAATATGCAAAGAAATATGGTGTTTTAG